TCAATAATTCCACAGCAGCTTTCCGCGAACGTGCAGCAGCCCTTAAGGAAGAAACTGCTGAGTTGCAATTAAGGAATCGACTGCAACTGGAGGGCTTCTCTCCAGAAATGATCGAGAAACAGCTTGAGCAAGCACGGATCACTAGAGATGCAGCATCTCTTGAGGCTGTGCTTGTTCAAGCAATGGAGCAGAAACCGCAGCACGCCGAGCAATATGCACTTGCCATCGAACGAATTCGTGAAGCAGCCGAAGGTGCAAAAACTGCGCTTGATGATCTGCAGGAGTCTCAGGGAGGTGTCAATCAAGCTATTGGTGACTACATCTCTAATGCACAGGAATACGTCACTGACACCCAGGCCAGGACTACCGACATGATCACTGCGGTGGACGGTGCGCTTGCTAACTCGATCGAAGGTGTCCTAACAGGCACGATGACTATTCAAGAATCATTCCATTCGTTTTTTAAATCGGTTGGAGACGCTTTCCTTAAAATGGCTTCACAAATGATCGCGAAGTTGATCATTATTAAATTGCTTAAGACAGCCATTGGTCTATTCGGTGGTGGTGGTGCTGAAGTAGGGGACGCTCCTGGCGAAGGATTGAACCTAGAGGGAGTACAGCAATACACGACGCCAGCTCCACTACCAACAATGTCAGATTTTTCGCCATTTGCTATGGGAGGAATTGTCACCAAACCAACCAATGCACTTATTGGTGAGGCAGGTATGAACGAGGCGGTTGTCCCTCTTCCTAATGGCAAGGCTATTCCTGTAGATATGAAGGGAGGAGCAGGTGGTAATGTAACCAGCAACGTCACTGTAAATATCAATAATGAAGGTAATGATAGTAATAGTGATCCAGACGGTCCCGCTAAACTGGGCAGAGCGATTGACACAGCAGTTCGCAAGGTGATTATGGACGAGCGTCGGTCTGGCGGGCTCCTTTATTCAGGACGATAATTATGGCATTCCCCTTACTCATTGATCTACTTTTAGGTGTTGAAGAAAAGCACATCCACAGGGTCCGTAAATTCGGCTATGGAGATGGCTATGAGCAAATTTCCCCTGACGGTATTAACAGCCTTGTCCGCGAATACAACGTCACGACAATTCCGTTCAGCCAGTCTGACTATTTAGGTTTTAAGAACAGCTTAGATGCTGTATGTGTTGGCGACACGTTTCTTGTAAAGACGCTGGCTCCATTTATATCGACATTGACAGGTGATCATTTTCGTCTTGCGGATAACACATATAACGTCAGCTATCTTCCTGCTGCGGATAAGTATAGATTTTCCTTTGTCTTAAGAGAAGCATTCGTGAATTAGGTCGCATTGTTATGGGACGTTATTTTGATGAAAAAATTTCATTCGCTGGTTTAGACCCTGCGAATCCTCTGTTTGGTCCACTCAGGCAGGCTGCTGAGGATATTGATCGGGCTGAGAGTGATTTTTTTAAAAACCGTGTCAAAGCTTTCAATCAACTTGACTTTGACAAGTTTGATGTTGACGCATCAGACGTAGAAGAAAAATATAATAATTTTATAGACGTTTCTGTTTACGAGTACAAAACTACGTTTAACAATATAAATCCACCTAGGAATTTAGCCACTGGAACCATTAGGTATGTCCATGATGTATTTCCGCTATCTGGAATTACTGACGGGTATGCAACTCAGTTTTATGTCGTTGTTGATGATGACGAAGACGGAGCGGTTTATGGAACCGCCACTAATGTCCTGGCTTATCAAACAGGTAGAGGTAAAGGTGCTATTGATCCTTTGTATCCAGGTTTAAAAGCATTCCATACCACCAGTAAATCTTCGACCACTTTCTATGTTGATGTGGAGGATGAAGATGGTGGCATATTTAAGGTGCCATTTAACGATGTATTTAAGGGATTTGGAGAAGTTCCCTATGCGTGGCAGGCCAAGGGTCAATACAGTTCTCGTCAACTCGGCGTAATGAATGCGGCGGGAAATGCCTACGAAGAGCAAGTAAGGCCTTTTATTGACACCTACGAGGCTGCACTGCAGGCGTATAACAACGCGGGCGGGGGGCCGCTAGTTTCTGATTTTTATTTTAGTAATGATCCAGACTTTCCTTGGAAAGATTTTCAGGGAACCAATATTTCTTATAACCGTCCAGATAATTTGCCAGCGGATCTAATTAAACAAACTAGGGGACTTACATAATGGGCGTTCTAAAAAGTGATGCTTCTATCGACCTTTTTACGATTGATGTAGGTTCATCAATTACAGCAAAAAACTGGCCTGGACCAATCAATATGGTTCCAGCAAATCAAAGTAACAGTAAAACTGTTGCCTACGCGAATATACCTGCTGGAAAGCCTGAAGAGCTGGTTACCTATAGACCGTTTCACATGAGTATCAGTGGGTTTGAGATAAACGGTTCAAACAAACTTCCCCAGCCCAAGGTGACGTTTAGCAATATGGATGCAAGTTTCACTGATCTCAATAAAGACTTTGATGATTTCGTAGGTTTCAGGCTAATTAGAACAAGAACGTATGCAAGGTTTTTAGCTGAGATTGACGGTATTACTGTGCCAACCGCTAATGCCGAGGCCCACTTCCAACCTGACATTTGGATGTTCAACCGAAAAATGGAAGAAAACAATCAATTTTGTATTTATGAATTAGCTTCTATATTTGATGTTGAGGGTATTCGATACCCGCGCAGAAGGATGTATAGTAACTATTGCCCTTTTGTTTTTAAAGGGCCTGACTGTCTTAATACCAATAGTAATTTTAGTAAGTGCGGAAAAACACTGGCTCAGTGCAAAGAACGTTTTGGCGATGATGCTGATTTACGATTTGGTGGATTTCCGACCGCACGATAAATATGTCTCAACTACATATTGATATTGCAAGAGCCTGTTTAAAGGAAGGAAACAAGGAGGCTTGCGGTTTTATACAAGGCACTAAGGTTATTCCTTTGCAAAATATCTCTGACGAACCTGAGACATCTTTTGTTATTGATGCAAGGGATTACTTGACTTATTTGCCTGACATCATTTACCACTCACACCCAATAGGTGATAATGGTTTTAGTGAGCACGATATTACAGTCGCATCTAATCTGAGACTTACGTCTTATGTGTATGTCGTTGAAAAAGACAGGTTAGAGCGTTTTTGTCCACAAGTTGGAAAAACAATTTTTGAAAATGTCTTAGGCCAATGATGAATATAACTTTTGCTGGTGAGCTTGCCCGACGTTTCGGTGCATCCCATAGTTTTGCTGTGCGTACCCCTAATGAAGCTATAAGGGTTTTATGTCAGCTAATTCCAGGTTTTAGGACATTTCTTACTGCAGCACATGAGCGAGGTATCTTTTTTCAGATAATTACATCTAATTCAGAAGACGGTATCTCTTACAGCGATCTTGAGTTGGGATGTAAGTCTTTCACATTGGTCCCAGTCATCACAGGCAATTTGTTTGGGGGTGGAAAGATGGGTGGCGTCCTACAGATTCTTGCTGGTGTCGCCCTGGTTGCCTTTGCAATGACGGGATTTGGAACAGTGGCTGCTGGTTCATTTATGGCCGGTGTTCAGTCGGCTACCATGTCTCTTGGTTTTGGATTGCTGTTTACAGGTGTAGCGTCCCTATTTGCTCCAGGGGCACCTACTGGAACAAAAAACACTTCTGAAGGTCGTGACGCAGACGACGCTATTTCAGGTGGCGCGGCCCCAACAGCTGTAAACGGCCAAGCTATACCTTTGTTGTTTGGAGAATATCTAGTTTCAAACATGCCTGTCATTGCCTCTTATATCAAAGACAATGAAGGATTTTTTATGGGGCTTATTTCTGAAGGCGTTATTACAGGCTATCCCTCTAAAGTTGAGGATGATTTATATCTAGACGGTCTTGCTGCTCGCTCTAGTGTTTTAACAAATGTTGAATTGACAGACGGCACCCAGACGACAAAACGGATTCAGAATGTCAAGTCTGCAGGTTTCAGTATTTCTGTCGGAGCACCCTTCAATGCACAAGGTGGTGATTATGACGGTACTGATGACCTTATCGCCAACACTTCGATAACCAGATCATTTACGCAGAAAGAAGCAGACAACATTCGTGTACGACTTTCTGTTGGACCTTGTTTTCAATCTCGAACCAGGAGTGATGCTGACGGTTCAGAACAAAACTATCGTCAATATACAGAGCCTGAAGGAGGTGGAGGTGCTGACAACCCTACACACATGGTTATCAGGATTTTAGATGGCAACGGTAATGAAATTGCCAATACAGAATCAATTCAACGAATAGTTGAGGGTTCTGATAATGATCGTGAACTAGCCCCTTTAATCTACGAAGAGCAGACTTCAACCAGATTGCATGAGTATGTCTTCAGATTGGAAGATGCTCCATCCAGTGTTCCTAGACCTATTGCCTTTCCGATCTCCATACAAGTTTCTAGGGTTGATCGAAGAGGCCCTAGAGGCCCGGTCACAACAACGGGCAACACCGGGCAGCGTCAGTATTCATGGACTAAGAGTTCAGTGTCATGGGTTTCTGCGGACGTTACTTGGGCTGAAAAACTTGTTTATCCATTCTCTTCTTTGCTGGCTCTCAAGTTTAGAGCTGGTGAATTTTCTCGTTTCCCAAATGTTCAAGTACGCTTAAAAGGAATTAAAGTTCCAACATTAACGTCCAGTTTAAAAGTCGAGTATGCGTATAGTAATAATCCTGCTTATGTACTTTTAGGTTTGCTAACTGACCCACGTTATGGGGCAGGCTCTAGAAGTTATAAGATCGACAATACCGATCATGTCCAAGCCGGAATTCGTATAAATGATATTGATCTCGCGTCATTCAAAAAAGCTGCACAATATTGTATTAATCGTGGGATTACTTTCAATGGTTATGTCAACAAAGATTGTGATGCCTTAGAGCTTTTTAGAGGTATTGCTTCTACGTTCCAGGCTCAGATTATTTATGCAGGTGGTTTTATAACCTTAGTTGTTGATGACGAGGTGACTGAAGATGGTGATATAAGGATTTACTCTGCGGCAAATACTTTAAATTCTGATTCAGGTGATTCAGCAGCACCGCATTTCACATACGAGGGCACATCACGCAGAGCACGCTCGACGGCGGTTCAAGTAAGCTATGTCGAACCTTCTGATTTTTATCAAGAGCGTAAAACGCTGGTTGAAGATCCTAGTTTGATTGACCGCTACGGATATAATTTGACCCAAGTACGGGCATTGGGATGCACCAGTGAGAACCAAGCCCGACGCATGGGCCGCTACACGCTTGCAAGTAATTCGCTTTCAACCGATACCGTCTCTTTCAGGGTTGGTCCAGACGGTGCTTTACTTTTACCGGGGGATGTATGCCTAATACTAGATCCTTTAAAAACCAGGCTTGTATCTGGTGGACGAATTAAATCAGTATCCAATAATCAACTTGTTACTGATAGAGAGCTTACGGATAAAGAGTATGCTAAAAATTACTTTGTTTATGTTTACGGGCAATCGGGGGTAGCAAAAAAATATACAGTCACCGCGGCATCTACTGCGGGTACTATTACCATCAAAGAATCGTTTGCCACTGATACTCCGACGACAAATGATATGTGGGGTTTGGTTAAAGAGAAACCCAATCGTCAATCAGATAAAGAACCGATGTACCGAGTTCAATCTGTGAAGGAAGAAGCCGATGGAACTTATTCTGTAATTGGCATCAAGTATGACAAATCAAAATTTAAATATGTAAATGGTACAGAATCGTCAACCTTAGAAAGCGGCGGATACAGCCAAGGCTTTACCAACGCTAGGAAACTTACTGTCAACGCTAAGTCAATCTCGTTCTCACTCCGTACACCTGACTGATGACTGCTAACCCAAATAATTTAATGACGATTACCTGGGACGCACCCTCTTTCCCTGCATACGCAACTTGTGACGCGGTTGTGCCAGGTTTCTTGTTTGGTGGTGAGGAACTTGATTCAAGTGTTGAACGGTATGAGATCGAGGTGTTTAACAATATTCTTAATGCCTATGTCAACAAAGGCTATTTTTACACAAACCAGGCTGAGTTCAGGGCAGCAGATTTAGGGGACGCTAAAGTTAGAATACGAGCTATTACAAGAGAAGATATTAAAAGCGACTGGGCTGAATCCGGTACATTTTCTCTATACGGCTTCACCACATATTTTGGTGATGTCAGGAACACTATCTTTTTGAGTTTTGTCTGATGACACTGTATGGCCGCGATGCAAACGGTAACGATGCCTATATTCGAGCTACGGGCACCGGCACTACAACAGACGGACACGTCACTTTCCATGATGTGTTTTCAACTGAGGTTAAATTCAACTCTGTTGACCTAACCACTTCTGGTGATCTTCTCGCCTCAGTTCCTGCTACCCAGCTAAGGGTTTTAAGCTATTCCCTTAGCAGTGATGCGCCTTGCTCTGTTCAATTCCAGAGTGATGCCACTGACAACATCTCAGGTCAGCTTTATCTATCTGGTGGCCAACCTATTTCACTAAGCAGTGAGCTAGGTCTTTTTGAAACTGATCAAGGCGACAAGCTGAACCTAGTTATTACTGAGGAGACACTGCCGGTTCGTTTGGTCGATGCCACTTCCGACAGTCTTGCGATTGAATCTCATGGATTAAAATTCCGTGACGCTGTCAAGGTTTCTGCTACTACAACTTTGCCTGCAGGTCTTAGTGCAGGCACTATTTACTTTGTTGTTGAAGACACAACGGACACAATTAAGCTTGCTACATCTGCAGCGAACGCTTCACTTGACCCACCATCCGTTGTTGACATTACTGATGCAGGCGTCGGCACCATTACTGTCACCCGCGCTGTAAATGTGGGGGTAACTCTAAGTTATAGGCAGGTTGCGTAATGACTCGCGTTTTTGGAAAACTATTTGACGACGGTCGAGACGGTGTCTTGGTTATCAAGCCATCTCAAGCATTTTTCGGCACCAGTAAAAATGAGAAGAGTTATAAAGTCAGCCAAGGTTCTATTGACTTTGAGTTGCAACCAACTCCAGCCGGCATTCAATATCTTGTCGCATTTAAAGAGCCAGGAGATTTCACTAAAACCGAGTTTACCCTTCGATGGCGTATCCCACCGATCGAGTCACTCGATATAACTCCTAAGCCTGCAGCTCAACCTGATTCACAGCCATCGTCAAGTGTATCTGGTGATCAAGTTCAGTTAAAACGTCTTGCCACGGAGCTTTCCTTAGCTCTTAAGCAAATTACAGAGTTAAAGCAAGAGCTAAACCAAGCGCAGCAAAGTCTTTTACAAGTTTCTTCTAAGTTTGATTCTTATAAGCATTCATCTGAAAAATCTTTAACCTCCCGCGATGCAGTTATTTCTCAACTTCAAAATACAAACAAGCCTGAAATAAAAACAGTAATCAAAGAAGTCCCTGTGGCACCTAAACCCTTAAGTGCCAGAATTTTATTTCTTGAGCAGGAGGTTTTACGTCTTGAGGAGTTAAACACTCTCTATTACGAAGATGTAATTGAGTTACATCAGCTAAAGTTAGATAGAGCGCAGAGTCTACCTTCTACAGGTGTAATTTCTACTCCTGAAGATTCTCCGAGGCAGCGTCTTATTAACAAGCTCTTTAATAGGTAGATATGGCTTTTGATAACATTGCTGTAACTGTTCGAGAGGGTGATACCTTTGACGAACTACAGCTAAATATCGAAAAACCGTGGGGCACTCCTTACGATTACTCTAATTCTGTATTGGTAGCCGATATTCGTCGGTTTTTCAATGATTCAACAACGCCTCCATCCGCTGTTGATAGCTTCGGAATCGTTGAAATCAATCCTTCCAAAGGTGAGTTAGCACTAAGGCTTTCAAGTCGTCAAACTGAGGCCTTGGGTCGTAATGTCACGCTTGGATACACCGAGCGTGGAATTACTCAAAGTGGTTTGGCTACTGCTGCCGACCCTACTGATGAACTACAAGGTGCTTTCTTGTGGGATCTTCGAGAGTATTTTTCAACAGTCCAAGCCACGATTACAGGTATTACGGCGGGTAATTCTTTTACTGCACCGGGCGGGGTCAATTCCTCGAAGGTGCGTATCACTACTCAATCGGATCATTTACTCACACCAGAAGATCAAGTTCTTATTTCGGGGACAGGTCAATCTGTATATGACGGTGTAAATTTTCAAGCAAATAAGCTTGTAATTATTAGCCCAACTGTTTTTGAAATTGAGCCTACTTCTGCTGGTACTCCTGCTTTTTCTGCAGGGTCAACCATAGGAACGGTATCGTTATATCAGGAGGATACTTTAGCAATAGGCACGTTAGAAGTTATTCCTCGTATCTCCCGAGATAGTACAAACTAAGGTCAACTCCTATGTCATCTGTGCAAGAAGGCGCAACTATTATTACTGCGGGTAGAACAACCCCTATCCCGGCTGGTCAAGCTATCAGCGATAAATCTGTTCCGGTTGTAGTTGCATCGGATCAAAGTCCTGTACCTATTCTCGACAACCTGTCAGCTCCATCGCAGGTTCGTGACGACTTGCTAGGTATTCCTAGAGTTCAAACACCGCTCGCTATCTTCGATGATGTCAATTTGATTGACATTGACCCTGATATTTGGGCCAGAACAGAGGTTACATCTGGCGGCTCTAGGGTCACTCAAGTTAATCATATTAGTCAGCAGTCATCTGCCGAGGTTCTCCTTACACCTGCAGCGGCTAATGGCAATATCGCCTCTCTAATTACTAAGCAGGCGTTCCCTTATCAGACAGGCCGCATTGTCAGCACCAGTTTTGGTGCATCAATGAGCCGTGACTCCAGCGCCAAAATGGAGTTCGGCATGTTTGATGCCAGTGACGGTTACTTGCTTCGAGTGCAAGGTGACGAGTTGTATTACGTCCGCCGCACATCATCCGGGGAAAGACCTAAGGATCACCTCGACGGCTACACAGCACAAGGCGTTGATCCAACCACGTTCACTGTTGATGCAGCTGTGATGGCAGCACAACCCAACCGCACAGACTCCGGCACTATCTATTCCTTGATCTCTTCCTCCCCTACTGTGATGGAGGAAATTGTTCCTAGAAGCCGGTGGAACTCTGATCGAATGGTTGGTGAGAACGGTGTAGCACGTATCGGCGAAAATGATACTAACTCACTGCATGATTTGAGCTTAACAAATCTTTGCATGATGAGAATAGAATACGGTTGGTATGGAGGCACTGGCTCTAGATTGTTATTTTACGTGCCGGTAGATGCAAACTTAGCATCAGGCGAAACCGCTAAAAATGCACGTTGGGTAGTCGCTCACAACCTAAATTGTTCGGACAGAATACCCTACCCTTCATTGGGTAATCCAACTCTTCCAATGCACTTTCGCATTGAGAAGACTGGTGCATTGTCCGCCAACTCCTACGTCAGAAAGTACGGCGCACAAATTTCGATTGACGGTGGTGATTACTCTAAGCTCGCCATTTTTAGTGAGGACGGCGCAAAGGTTACTGGTGTCGGAACAGGCACTCTGACCCCGCTGTTGGCTCTGCGAGTAAAGGAGAACATCACAAACAACCAAGGTGAAGTCAAACGCAACCTCATGCGCGTCTTCCCTTTGTTGCTGTCAATGGTCAGCTCTCACAGGGCGCAGTTCATACTTATTAAAAACCCTGACACGATGACTGATGCGACCGCCACACCAGTGACGACATTCACCAGCACGGGCGCGTTATCAGCTATTGAGGTGAACTCTCCAGACAGCTCATCCAACGCCATTAGTACATTCACAGGAGGCACTCAAATTGCGGCATTCTTTACTGGAGATGCAGATGCTACTTCTGAGTCTTTGACCGATATATTCAGTTTCGCCCGTCAGTACCTAACTCGCGAAGCAAACGCGGCTTCTGGAACTGCTGGCGATGTTCTGGTGATTGCTGTCAAATCTTTGGACAACGCCAATAACACTGTCAAGGCTAGCCTTACCTGGGGACAACGATAATGACGACTGCCTATCAACTGCCGGAAGACATCGGGAGGAAGGCAGTCACCCGAAATGGGGAACAGGTCCAAGCTGACGGAACTTTTCCTGCGGGTGAGAAACTCTCAGCCGAATCGATGCCCGTCGTTTTGCCGAGAGAGGGATTCACCTTACCAGTAATTGATAACTATCGATTTATCACTGAGGTTGATCGTGACCTGCTTGGTTTTCCTAGGCAAACTCAGACTTATACATTCCAGTCTCTTCATGACCAGTATGAGCTAAGTAAAGACGACTGGTTGTATGACGTTACGGGTCTGAACGAGCGACCAGAGATTGACTCGACACAATCAGCTCGATGGACTCAACTTTTTGGAGCAAGTGCGGGCTATTCACCAGCCCCTAACGGTGAGGTTAAGCATAACCTCAATGCTGGATCCGCTCAACTAATACTGAACTCTAATGAAGGTGCATTTCAGCGTGTTCGGATCGCATCGAAAAGACGTTACAGGTATCAGCCGGGCCGTATTGCCCGTGTGAGTCTGGCTGTCCGAATGTCGGTGGAGGAAACACCCGTTTCAACCACACGCCTATGGGGTGTTGGCGATACTTCAGATGGATTTTTTATTGAATGTCAGGGTGACGGCGAAGGTGATCGCTTAGGTGTTCTCTATAGAAACAGTGCTGGCAACGGTCTTCGCTTTGAAACTCGTATCCCTAGATCTCAATGGACAGGGGATAAATTAGATGGCACAGGTACATCTAGACAAAAACTTGACCTGTCTAAAGTACACATGTGGTGTGTAAGTTGGGGCTGGTATGGAGCATCTAATGTTCGTTTTTATGCCTTTGTTGTAGATAAAACCGAAGAACTTCCATCTTCTATTGCTCAAGTTCCACGGGCAAGGTGGATTCTTGCTCATGAATTGATGATTGCGGACACGATGGTTCGCAATGATCTTACTGAGGATGATGGAGGAGGATCTACCCGCCAATATGATGTTCCTTCTCTTAGGAACCCAAGCCTGCCTGTATGGGTTGAGATAAATAACAGCGGCAACATTGCCCGGTCAGAGTTTATCGAGAGATACGGAGCTGCTGTTTTTATTGATGGTGGATCTGACGATAAGGCTGCGATCAAGGCTATTGATGCCAGCCTGGGGACATCCGCTGATCCAGTGATCGGAGGTAATTACAACAACGCTGGTGTAGTTGCGATGACCTTACGCAGCCGTGAAAAGCTGCTGAACAGTGGCGGCGAGTTAGTCGATAATTTCTTGGTCACTGCTCCACTGCAATTATCCGTTGAGGCTTCTGACGCTGTAGAAGTTGAAATCTGGAAAGATCCAGAAATGATTGACCCAACGGAAATTGGTCATATCAACGGATCTTTGGCATATACCAACGGTGGTTATTTAGGTGCTTCCAATCTTGTCCCGGTCTTTATCGGTAGTTCAGCGCGATCCACTCCAGGTGATCCAACATCTGCTTTGGAACCGATTGCAATTACTCAGGAGCCACCACAAAATTACTATTTGACGGTCACTTCTCCATACATCGAGGCTGATCCACAAACCGTCGATCTTAATTTCAACGACTTCAGAATTGTCAAAGGGGGTCGCAAAGTTGCGTCATTGCTTTGTCCTGCAGGAGGCAAAACCTTTAAGCTGAACGAAATTTTCGGTGCTCAACGAGAGATTCTTACTACTGAATATGATGCACCGGCTGAGTTTCCAATCAACACAACTCTAGTTACTGTCAGGTCATTTAATACGTCTACAGGACTGATCACGGTAGATCACGCTTTCCCCCTACGCTTATTTGTAGGTCAGCGCCTTCAAAGAGGATCTGTCAATTATTACGTTCGCAGTTTAGAATCGTCTACTTCCTTCACTGTTAAAGCAGCTAAAGTAGACACAGCGCCTGTGACATCAGGAATTGTAGTCAACGATTCCCTAGTTGCTTTTTACGAGCTTGATTTAAGTTCCAATATTGCAAGTCCTCTGAAATCTGTTTATAGATCAGAACTTGTATTTGTGCTTAAGCCGTTTGCTCATACTTCTGAGACACTAGATAAAACACAGGAATATGACGCGGAATGGATGAATCTTGTCGCTGTAACTAGCTCTAACTCTTATACGGCTGTTTCATCGCCAACTGTAAATCTTCATCTAACTAATGGTGTTTCCTGATGACTGTCACTGGGTCCACACTGATCAACACATCTTCAACTGGGTTGCCAGGTGATACTGATGATCGGCCTTTTAGCTTTGCCATTGGCACGCAGATTTTTCTTAACCCCGTAGATGATCCAACAGATGCTGTTGCGTCATTTAAGTTTAATCCTGATTTAATCGCCTCCACGTCAGCTGCTGGAGTTTCCATAGTTGCAATTGGTTTAGCAACAGATGCTGAGCTGGATTCCCTGGCTACCTGGGGTTCTGGTTATATCGGCACTCCTAATGCTGATGCTTTTCCTGTTGGCTTCTGCAGACTTTCGCCAGTAACCGCTCAAGCTGGTGTAAACGCTCAAGGCGCACAGGTTTCGACTCTTGGAGGCACGTCAGCCGTTGAATCAGTTAGTCTTGCGCTAAACACTTTTACGATTACTGCTCATCCGTTTGCGACCGGTGATCGCGTTCTAGTTTCTAGCACAGGCACAATTCCTGGCGGCCTCAGTTCTACGATTCCTTATTTCGTAATTGTTGATTCAGCGAACACAATTAAGTTTGCTGTTACTGCTCAGGGTGCTCAGGCAGGTACAGAAGTTGATATTCAAACCATTGGCTCAGGTACAATTCAAGTAGCCAGTGATGAGATATTTACACTCACTCGAACTGGTAGTACAGGCAGTGTGACATTGAAGAAAGGCGATTCAACTATCTTCACTTTCACTAATACAAATTCAACCAGTCCGTTACGTCTTTTCTACTGGTGTCGCGAGCAGTCTATATCTAGCTCGTTGCCGATCTTCTCAGCAATCAAGGTCCGAGGTGCTCTCTAATGGTCGCAACAAGAAATATCACTGATCTGGCGTCACTTACGACTCCAGCTATTGATGACGTTCTGCTTATCGTAGATCGACTTAGTGCGACAAGCAGCGAGGCAAAGCAGATCAGTTGGGCGTCCATTGTTGAATCTATTCAAGACATAGTCTCCAATCAGGCAACTGATAGTGCATCTATCGTATTTACATACGATGATTCTGCAGGAACGCTTACTGCGGCGGTTGTTGATAATACGTCCACTCAAAAATCAATATATTCCTTAGAAGGAACCAATATTGGCACCCGTCAAGAACTCAATTTTTTCGACGGTGCTGGCACAAATATTGAGGTCACTGACCTACCTGCTTCAGATCGTGTCAACGTCACAGTAGAGAATACCGGCGTTGTAAGCGCAATTAATCATACTGTTGCTGGCACTTCATTCAGTATTCTCTCAGGTACGCCAGTTCAGGGGGACGGATCCAAACAGGCTGAACTGCGGCCTATCAAGTTAGGATCTGGCCGTCTTACAGCATCACTCACAGACACCAATACGTCGATCACTCTGGATGTTGATCCGTCTCAGATCGACATTAATAGTCTCAACTCATCGGCACCTCTGTCTGTTTCTGTTGGAGGCACGGG